CTGGTAAGGAATTCAAATTGACTTTAGATGGTAAAACTACAACTGACTTGATTTATTCAGGTTATACTGACGGTTACCACATTTTTAATGAAGCAGATCACAACACTGAGCCAATGACTTTCACAGATGATGCTATTGCTAAGATCATCGCTGCTGGAGGACTTTCTCAAGTTGCTGCCTAATAAAATGTGAAACATGAGTTCGATAAAAAGTAACAAACCGAAGAAAAAGTCCGGATTTGTTCAAGGCTACTTTCCACTCAATGAGTGTAAAAAGTATCAAGGTTTAGGACCTATAATTTATCGATCTTCATGGGAAAGAAAATTTTGTATATATTGTGAAAGGAATCCGGAGATCCAGTGGTGGTCTTCGGAATCTTTCCATATAAACTATTTTAGTCCATTGGACAATAAATACCACAAATACTTTCCTGATTTTGTAGTAAGACTCAATTCAGGAGAAACCTTCATAATAGAAGTAAAACCAAAAATCCAATTACAAAAACCTGCTCCTCCTAAGAAAAAAACAAAGAAGGCAGTAGAGTCTTATCAATGGTTATTCACAGAATACGTTAAAAATATGTGCAAAAAAGATGCCGGTGAACAATATGCAAAAGCCAAAGGTTGGAAGTATATGATTGTCACCGAGGATTTTTTCAAAGGTAAGAATGTTTAGTAGTATAGTCGAATTTTTTTCTTATATCCTTAAGTTAATTAAGGCTACCTCTCAAGAAGAAGAGGAAAATGAAAAAGGTGATGATATCCCAGAAGATGCCTCACCCAAACAAGTTTATGAATGGTTTTTGAAGAAGCTTAAAGATGATAAAGCTAAAGACGTAGCAAAAAACAAAGAACCTTTCTTTCAACCTGGAAAAGTTTACATATTCAAATATCAACCTTTCCATAAAGACAAATACTCATTTTGGGATGAACATCCTGTAGTGGTGGCTTTAGGTAAAATGCCAGCAGCTTCAGGTTACATGAATGTGGGTATTAATTTGAGTTGGTATCCACCACCTGCAAGAAAATACATTATGAAAGAGATTAAAAAGATGTACAAAAAGCAGATGGAGGAGGCAATAAGAAAGAAGCCAGGGGATGCAGTAGAACAAAAAAATATACCTATTGATCTATACGCTTTGAAATCAAAGATGGATCAATTTGGATTTTCGTGGGGAATAAGAAATTACTTACCTTCACAAATAATGTCACCTTCTGTAGTGATGTCTTATGAACATTGGGACAAATGCTCCAAGTTTGATGTTCCTTCCATATTCCCTGAATTGAAAGGGGATGGTAAGCTTTTTGATATTTACAAGAACTTTGAGGAATATGTTAAATGGTGTAGATCAAACCAAACCACCTTATTGAAGAGAAGGGAAGCTGCACAAAAAGCACAAAAGTTCAAATTCGAAAAGTAGGAAACTTTATGAGTACAAACTCATAAAATATGTGATTGAATATATAGATTAGAAAACAAATTAAAATATGTCAGGATTTGTAAATAGAGATGATGTTTATGCTCAAAGGCAATCTTCCGGAGCAAGAAATATCGTATCAAAGGCATTAAAATCGTTATCGTCTTTTGGGATGATGTACGATGATTTGGTTTTGAGAAACTCAAAAGCTATTGGAGTTAATGAGGATATGTATGGTTGGAAAATGGATCCACGAAATACAGCAGGAGGAGAATATGATGACTATGCTCTGTTTGCAAACCTATCAATGACCGATATTAATTTGAGAAAATCAATATCCATTTTTGATAAATCATATCCAAAAAAGAGGGAGGATCTTAGAAAATTCGCTGTACAAGACGAAATTGAAGAAATTCTTGATACAATCTGTGATGAAGCTATAGTATATGATGATAAAAATTATTTTTGTGCTGCTTTAGCTTTTGATGACGAAACACTAGAACCCGGTACAATTGAAGCTATAAAAATCGCTTTAGAAACTAACTTTAAGAGAATTTATCAATACTTTGGTTTCAACAACGATATAGCTGCTTGGTCATATTTCAGAAAATGGTTAGTTGATGGATTCCTAGCTTTTGAAATTATTTACAACAAAGAACAAACAAGAATAATAGGTTTCAAAGAAATCGATCCTATAAATTTAACTCCTGGACTTGATAAAGAGGGTAAGAAAGTTTGGACCCAATTCAAAGGTCAAGTTCAAAAAGAAAGAAAACTCTACGATTCTCAAATCATATACATTTCATATGCAAACGTTAACACGGCAAATCGTGTTTCTTATGTAGAACGTTTGGTACGTTCATTTAACTTATTGAGAATTATGGAACATTCTCGAGTTATATGGGCAACAGTTAACTCCTCATTCAAAACAAAATTCGTTATTCCTGTTGGTGGTAAATCAAAAACAAGGGCTCGTCAGTCTTTAGGAGTTTTGATGCAAAACTATCGTGAACAAATTGATTTTGATACAGAATCAGGAGAATTAAAAGTGAATGGTAAACCTATGATGCCATTCAACAAAGAGTATTGGTTACCTTCTGGTGAAGCTGGAGAACCGACAATTGAAACAATCGGTAATGACGGACCAGATCTTTCTGACACAGAAGCTTTGAAATACTTTAGAGAAAAGTTAATTAAAGTATCTAAAATTCCACTATCTAGATTTGATATGGAATCACCTCCAAGTTGGGAGATGAATGCCGAAGGTATGACTAGAGATGAAATTAAATTTGGTCGTTTTATTACTCGTATTAGATCTGTATTTCAAGAAATCCTCGTTAAACCACTTTGGATACAAATGTGTTTGGATTTCCCTGAATTAAAAGATGATGATTCTTTCAAAGCACAAATAGGTATTAAATTCCACAAATATAACATTTTTGAAGAAATGAAAGAAATCGAAATTCTTCAAAAACGATTGGATTTCGTAACAGCTATGAAAGATGGTCTTGTTGAAATGGATGCTAATATGAATGAAGTTAAGTACTTTGCTTCTGAATTCTTGATTCAACGATTCTTAGGAATGTCTTCTGAAGACCTAAGAACTAATAAGAAAATGAAAACTCAGGAAGACGAAGAAAAACTTGCTGCTGCTAAGAAAGCTGCTGAGATAGCAATGTAATGACAAAAATACAAATAAGATTGTAGATATATAGTAAAAATAAAAGTCTGAATTATGAGCAATAAGACTCTTCTAATTGTAGAGAGATCGGAAAACAAACTTAACCTTATTAATGAAGGTGAAGACAAATATGTTTTAGAGGGGACATTTACCGAGATTGGCGTAAAAAACAATAATAATCGTATTTATGACGAGAAAGAGGTTATGCCACACATCAATGAGTTAAAGAAACTTGTTGAACAAAACAAACTTCTTGGTGAATTAGATCATCCTAAATCTTTCGATATTTCTCTAAAAAATGCATCCCATGTAATTGAATCTATCGAATATGACAAGAACAAAAAATGTGTTACTGGTCGTATTAGATTATTAAATACTGATGCAGGAAAAAATGCAAGAGCTCTTGTTGATGCAGGAATTCCTTTACATATTTCAAGTAGAGCTGCCGGTGTTGTTGAAAGCAATGGTCACGTAAAAATTAAAAAGATGTTTACTTATGACTTAGTTGCAAATCCTGGATTCTCAAATGCTGAATTAAAAAGAGTAAATGAGAGTTATGGTTTTGATAATGATGATAATTTAGGACTTTTTGAAGTTCCCGATTTTTGGTCTTTTAACGGTTTTGCTGTTAAAGAAGACGAAGAAAAGGAAACAAACTTAGATAACTTACAACTCGAAAATAAAAAAGAAAACCAAATGGATTCAACAAAGTACATTTCCATTGAGGACTTTAATCAGTACACTAAGATCGTAAAAAATGAATTTGAAAATCTTAAAAAGGTTGTTGAAGCTGCCTCAACTAAGGAAGATAAATCCGTCAATGAAGGTCTAATTAAATATGCCGAAGCAATTGCTAAGAAAGTTAATGGACTTCAAGAACATGTTAATCGTATAACAGAAAATGTCGATGGACTAATTTCTCATAATGATTATATCATTGAAAACTTAGAGAAAGTTAAAGACTATGCCGAAATGGTAGGTGAAAAAACTAATGTTGGAATTAACTACTCTGAAAAATTAGCTGAATCAGTAGATCATTTAATTGAATATACTAAAATGGTTGCTGAAAAAGCAAACGAAGGAATCAACTATACAAATTATGTTGCTGAGAAAACTTCTCAAGTAATTGATTTCTCTAACTACCTTGCTGAAGAAACTTCTAATCGTTGGAATTACCAATCTCATATTAATGAGCAATTAGACAAAGTTATTTCTCATAACGATTATATCGTTGAAGGGGTTGATTCTGTAATTAAATACACTGAATACTTGAAAGAAAACACTGAAAACCTTTCTAACTACTTGAATTATGTAGTTGAACAAATCAATGAAGGTGCTTCGGTAGAAGATATTAAAAAATCAACTGATTTCATCATTGAAAAGGCAAAAGAAGTTAAAGCTATTTCTGAATCAATCGTAGTAAATGAAAACGAAGAAGATGAATTTAAGAAAGATATTACATCTCAATTGAATGCTATTCTTGAATCTGCTAAAACAGAAAAGGAAACAGAAACTGATAAAAAATATCACTTCTTCCAATTCCTTGGTGAATCAAAACGTAGAGAATTTGATGCTCTTAATGACGAAATGAAAGATAAAATTGTTAATGCTTTCCAAACAAATCGTTATTATGGTACAGCTGATGCTAATAAAATTTGGGAATCTTGTTTTGTAAGTGCTCCTAAAAAATTAGATTGGTTGATGAATATGCCAAATAGATTTTTGAGTTCTTGGAATTCATTAACTGAATCTCAAAAGACTGCAATTAAAGCTCAAGCATCTACAAGAGTTTTAGAATCTCAATATCAAATCGATAATTTCTGGGAAACTAGAGATTTAAGAGGAGTTAAAATTGATACTCTAAACGAAAACTTAAATGCTCCAATTAATGAATCTTCTGAATATAAATCTAATGATGCTTATTTAGAATCAGTTAAAGCTGGATTCCGTCAAAGATTTAAGAGATAACATTGATATATAGTAAGATATTTCCGATTATTGCTAAGATGCCAAAAGCAAAGGAAAATTAAAATAAAAACTCAAAAAAACACAAAACAAAATGTATTTGTTAAACGAACAAGAAATTTTTGCAAAGTGGGCTCCAATTTTGGAATCAGAAGTGGGTATTACTGAACGTAATAGAGTTGAATGGATGGCTAAATACTGTCATTACCATGAACTTTACGAAAGTAATTCATACTCTGTTTTAGGTGCTGTTAATGGTATGGGTGCTACTCGTTTCCCTGGTGATCCGGGTACTCAAGATGCTTTCTACGGCGCTGACAAAGGTTCTGGTGATAAAGCTCACACATTGTTGCCTCTTGCTATGCAAGTTGCAGCTCAAACAGTAGGTTTAGACCTAGTACCAGTAGTACCAATGCCTGGTCCAATGGGTGTTCTAACTTACTTAGACTTTGTATATGCTGGTGGTAAAACCGGTGGTACTTCTACAGGAAATAACATTCCTTTGATGGTACGTGCTACATGGTCTGATTATACAAATGTTCCTGCATTTGTAGCTGGTGGTACATCAGCTGTTGTTAATGGAATCTCTTTTGGATTCATCGGACAATCTCGTATCGATGGTATGCCAATTTTCCATGTTAGACAATCAACTTCTGCTGGTATGACTGGTGGTACTATTCTATCTAACTTGAACACTATTTTAGGTGCTGCAGGTATTGGTGGAGTAACAGGTGCTGCTGCTACTAATATCGAATTAGTTAAAGCTCTTGAAGATCACATTACTGGATTCTCTGGTAAAGCTCTTTTAGAGAATGATTATACAGGATTTGATATTAATGATCCATACTCAAGAGCTGATGGTGAAGGTACGATGGATAACATCATGAACTTAAGTCTATTCAACAAATCTGTTGAAGCTAAGACTTTCCAAGTTGCAGCTGCTGTAACTCGTGAACAAGTTCAAGATCTTAAGCAATTCGGTGTTGATGCTGTATCACAAGTTGAATCAGTACTTATCAACGAATTGACTCAATCTATCAACAAAAACATCCTTGACAGATTGTTCTTCTTAGGAGAAAGAAACCATGAGTTCGTATTACGTACTCAAGGACAAAACTTCTTCTTGAATTTAGGAGCTTCTGCTATCACTGTAGGTGCTTCATGTTCAAATGCTACTAACTTCGGTGCTTATATTCAGTCAACTGCATTAAGAACTCAAGTTGTACAAGCTACTGAGGTTGCTAACTCTGCTTCTGAAAACTTACACACACGTCAACGTAAGATTATGTCTAAGATTCTTGCAATCGCTAACTTAATCGCTATTCGTGGTCGTCGTGGACCTGCTACATTCGTAGTAACTAACGGTCAAGTTTGTTCAGCATTGCAAGATGTTGCTGGATTTATTCCTGCACCAATGGCTAATACAATTAACCAAATGAGTGGATCACTTTACCCAATCGGTACTCTTGCTGGTCTTGCTATCTACAACGATCCTAACAGAGCTTGGAACGATACTCGTTTCTGCGTTGGACGTAAAGGTGATGGTAACTCTCCTGGTCTTGTATTCATGCCTTACTTAATGGCTGAATCTGTTCAGACTATCGCTGAAGGAACTATGGCTCCTAAAGTTGCTGTTAAATCTCGTTACGCTTTGGTTGAAGCTGGTTTCCACCCAGAAACTATGTATTTGACTTCAGGTGTTAACTTGCAACAAGAATTAGGTTCTTTAGTATAATCCTGATACTGATAACAAAATTAAGGAGTTCTCTTATGAGGACTCCTTTTTTTATTGATTCGAAATTGAGATATATAGAAAAAATAGCATATAATAGATATGAGACTAATACCGTTTAATGAATATAACGAACTTAGAAGTGAACTGAATGAGTATGTTCAGTTATGTAATACCTACAAATATGTTCCTACAAAAAGTGATTTTGATGAAATCATAAAATTTATCTTGTTGTTTCAATCAACTGCTAGCTCAAGTGCTTTATGTGAATCATTTGAAAGGGAACCAAATAAAATTATCAATCATCTTTATGAATCATATTCAGAAGAATTTGAAATGATTAGTGAGGTTGTTACTCTTGCAGGTAATTCAAAGTATGATAATGCTGAAGATTTTGCAACAGCAACAGGTACTGTTAAAAAGGGAGTTGAAGCTGGATTGGAATTTGGAGGGAAAGCTGTTGCTGGAGCTGCCGCTTTAGCAGGAATGGGAATTTTAGGTATCGGATCTTTAATTTCTTATTTGTTTAAGAGAGGAAAAGTGAAAAGTGCTGCTGCAGCTGAATATGAACCAAATGAGAAAAAATTAGACATTGCCAAACAAATCAATCAATTAAAAATGCAAAAATGGGAACTTGAAGGTGGTGAAGGAGATCCTCCAGCATCTCATATTCCTGGATATATTGATGCAGCTGGAGAAGGTGGCGGAGATGATGGTGGTGGAGATGATGGTGGTGGAGAAGATAAACCATCAAAGAATGATAAAAAACCAGAAACAAAAACTGACGGTCCTGAAGGTGCTCCTAGTGAAAATACTGTTGATCCTGAAAAGGTTAAAGCAGCAGAAAAGAAATTAGAAGATGCTAAATTCAAATTAACGGAATTACAAAGTTCTGAACCAAAAGATGATGCAGATAAGGAAAAATTAGCACAAGAAATTAAAGATGCTGAAGCAGCAGTAACTGCTGCCCAAACTGAATTAGATGCGGCAAAGAAAGGAGAACCTAAAAAACCTGAATCAACAGGTGCTAGTCCAGGAACCGGTGCTAGTCCAGGAACCGGTGCTAGTCCAGGAACCGGTGCTAGTCCAGGAACTGGAGAAACTAAAACCGATGAGGATCCAGCAGTAAAAACTGCAGAAGCTGATTTGAAAAAAGCACAAGATGCTAAAGCTGCTCTAAACCCAGAAGCTACTGATGCTGAAAAGCAAGCTGCTGAAAAGGCTATAACTGATGCACAAGCAAAAGTTACTACAGCTAAGGAAGAAGCTAAAAAGAAAAAAGAGGCAGGACCTACTCCACCAGCAAAATAGGAAAAAATAAAATCACAATATAAAGATGAGCGATCTAAATAATTTTATCATCGAGGAATATGAAAGACAAAGAGATTACAACTTAATGTTGGAATTTATTGATAGTGTTTCAGAAGATTTTGAAATCGAAATAGATGAAGAAACTGAAATCGATGATTTGTTAGAAGCTTTAGAAGAATTCAATGATGAACTTCTAATAAATGAATTTTACAATGAGCTTTTAGAAAGACAAACTCCTGCACAAAAAAGGGCAGCTAAAAAGAGAGCACAAAAAGCAGCTAAGAAAAAACCTAAAGCAGCAAAAAAGGAAGCTCCTAAGAAAGCTGAACCAAAAAAGGAAGCACCTAAGAAAGCTGAACCAAAAAAGGAAGCACCAGAGAAAGGTGCTGAAAAGCCAGAAAAGGGTGCTGAAAAGCCAGAGAAAGGTTCTGAAAAAGAAGGAGGCAAAGAGGAAAAAGGACCTTCTGACGAGAAGAAAATTGAAAAAATAAAAGCTCAAAAGAAGAAACTCGGTGAAGATATTAAGAAACTTCAAGATAAAAAGAAATCGGTTGATGGTAAAAAAGATCCAATAGGAGCAAGAGAAATTGTTGCAGAAATTAAGACAAAACAAGCTGAAAAGATCGGTCTTACTGCTCAACAAAAGAAAATGGAAGGCGATGAAAAGGCAGGAGCATATAAAAAGATTGCCTCTGCTGGTAAAGCTGCTGCTGAAGACTATCAAAAATGGAAGGAAATTCAGGATCAAATAACAAAAATGAAACAGAAGAAAAATGAATCTGTTATATTTGAGGAAGAAGCTCCAAAAGATCCAAAAGATCCAAAGGCGATTCCTGTACCTGTTCCATCGAAAGATCCAGAAATTCTTAAATTACAACAGCAAGCTGTAGAAATTAAAGTATCACAACTTAATAACGAATTAACTCAACAACAAGCAAAAACTGAAATTGCTCAAGGAGATGGCAAATCTTTCTTACAAAAAGCAATGGAAAAAACTAAAGCGGCTATAAAAGCTTTCAGTGATTGGGCCGGTGGAGGTGGAGAAGAAAATGTTGTTGATGAAGAGAAAGTAAAAGCTGCTGAGAAAAAAGTTGAAGATGCAAAAGCCAAAGTAAAATCAGCAGAAGATGCTAAAGGAAAACTTGCACCTGAGGCAACAGAGGAAGATAAATCAAAAGCCGAAGAAGAAATTAAAAAGGCTAATGATGAATTAAAATCAGCTGAAGATGAATTAGCTAAAGCAAAAGAAGGAGAACCTGCACCAAAAGATCCTGAAGAAGGAGGAGAAGAGGAGAAACCGGAAGTTGATCAAGCTGCTATAGATGCTGCCAAAGCAAAAGTTGATGCAGCTAAACAAAAATTAGATTCAGCTAATAAAGCTAAAGGAGAATTAAAACCTGAAGCTACAGAGGAAGAAAAAGCCGCTGCAGATAAGGCTATAGCTGATGCACAAACGGAATTAGATGCAGCTAATGCTGAATTAGCAAAAGCTGAAGGTAAAGAACCTCCAAAAGATTCAGGTACAA